CCCAGGACTCGGCGTTGAGCCGCTTGCGCTTCTTCGCGATCGCCTTCGGGTTCTTGGCGTAGAGAAACGCAGTCTTCTGCGCCACCATGCGCAGCGTCAGGTTAGCCACATAGCGCGGATCTTCCCGATCCTTTGACCACTGCTTGCCGTAGCAGAAGTCCTGGTCCTGCCGCATGCGCGTAAACGCCGGGGCCCAGTGCGACTTGGCGGCCTTGACCTTGTCGATCCACGTCGTGACCAAGCGCTGCCGCTTCTCGTCGGTCTGCGGCTCGTCGCGCGGAATCGCATCCTTCTTTTCGCCCATCGGCGTCGGCTCGGTCGGCTCCATCGGCGCCTCGGCCATTGACTCGTCTAGCGCCATCCGATGACCCCTCGATACTTATTGCGCTCGCGCCGCTCGGTCCTGCGCGTGTTGGCAAACATCTCGCGGAAGGTACCTTCAACCACCTCCGCGCGTTCGACCGGGCGGTTGCGGCCGCGCATCTTGGTTAAGCCCAACCCCACCAGCGCCAGCGCATCGACGAAGTCGTCGTTGGCGGCGTGCGGAAATTTGAGGATCTGATCCTGCGCCTGCGGCCACCAGCGGGCGAAGGTCGGGAAGTGGACCATCTTCATCGTCGATCTGGCCTGGATGGCCTGCGCGCGCTGCTGCTTGTCGGATGCCGGCGCGATCGGGTCCAGCGCACAATACGCCTGCGTCTCGTGCATTCTTTTGCGCAGGAACGGGCCGATGCTCTTCTGGATCGCCCCGGTCTCGCCCCACCAGAATTGCGGCCGGTACTTTTTCATGAGCGTAACCATCGCCTCAATGGCTTGCGCCGAATCCAGCCGCGCCCACAGCGTGTCCGGCATGATCCAGATGTGGTCGTCGTCATCGACCGCAACGATCATGAGGCAGCTCTTGTCGGCCTTCTGCGCCACCGACACCGCATGATCGGACGCGCCGTAAAACCGCAGCTTATCCCATGACGGCATATCTTGCATGCGGTTGTACGGGACCAGGTCGCAGGCCCGAAAGAAGGCCCCCTCCCGCGGCGACGGCCGGCCTTGAAACAGCGCCTCGAACCCGCGCGGGTCCGAGTTGCGCACCTCTTCGAGGTACTTGAGTGGAAACCGTTCCGGCCACAGCGCCTCGCCTTCCTTGCGGCCGAGCACGTCGCCGAACTCGGCGATCGCCGGGAAGTCGATCTTGCGCCAGAGCTTGGCTTCGCTTTCGGTGTAGTTCGCGTTGTTGGGGTCGATCAGCCGACCGATCAGATCGTCCTCGGTCCAGCGGGTGCAGATACAGACGATGGCACACTGGGAGTGCATCAGCCGTGTGCGCAGCACCTGATTGTACCAGGTCCACAGCTTCTCGCGGGTGCCGGGCGAATCGGCCTCGCTGCGGTCCTTGATCGGGTCGTCGAGCAAGATGACGTCGCCGCCGCGGCCGGTGATGGACGAGCCGCGCCCGACCGCGAACACCACGCCATCCTTGCTCGTCTGGATGCGATTGACCGACTGCGCCCGACTCTTCATTTCCAGCGCCGGGAACACCTGCCGGTACTGCGGCGTCAGCATGATGTCGCGCACGCGGCGGCCCAGGTCCCACGAATAGTGCTCGTTGTAGGTCGCGATGATGATCGATTTCTCGGGATGCTTGCCGATGAACCACGCCGGAAACATCGCCGACGCCAGCGTGGTCTTGCCCATGCGGGGGCCCAGCGTCATCATCAGCCGCCGGTACTCGCCGCGCTCGACCTCCTCCAGCGCCGCGCCGATCACGCGATGAAACCGCTGCGGCTGGTAGATCGACTGCTCGACGTCGTCCGGGAACACCGGGTGCGGCATCATCAGTTGCGTGAACGCAATCAGATTGGTGCGAGCCTCGATGATGGCGCGCTTGCGCTTGAGCAACGCGAGATAGCGGGCGTCGTCAGTACCCATTGCCGTTCTTCGGCCGCCCCACCGGGTTCGGGTGCTTGGTGACGTGCATCGGCACGTCGGGCAGCGTCTTGATGCGGGCGCGCGGCGCCCCGGCCGGCAACATCATCGGCGGCTCGGGCTGCGGGCCGGCAACCGGCGACGTGTGGTGGGTGTAGTTGTCCTTGGTCTTCGACACCGGCGGCGGCGTGCCGCCAGACGGGATCGGGACGGGCTTCAGCGGCGGGGGTTTCTGTAAGGCCATTGCATCCTCCTGAGTTACATCACTTCGGTCCCGCTCCCCACATGGCGAGGTTAGCGGCGTCATAAACCGCCCCCAGCCAGCGCGGGTCGATTGCCGGGTCAGCCTGCCGGAGCTTGCCTACTTCGTTAGGCACCATCGACGGCTGCGGCGGTGGCGCGTAGGCGTCCGGGCTTGTGCTGTACGGCGCGAACGCATTCTTCGCCAGTTGCGCAGCCCACGGCGGCGGCATCGCCGGGTTAGCAGGCATCGGCGCCATCTGCGACGGCGGCGGCTGTGGCCGGGGCGGTGCTGGCGGCAACGCGGGTGGCTCCGTGTTCACGCGCAGCGCGTCGGCGTTCCTCTGGTTTTCCTCCTGGCCCGCGGTCAGGTTCGCGAGCGCGCCGCCGAGGTCCTGCTTGGCCGGCGGCGCCGCCTCGGCCCGCCCCGGCGTCAGCGTGGCAGCGCCGAGAGCGCCACCGAGCCCGAGCCCGGCCGCCCCATACAGCTTGCTGGGCGTGATCAAGCCGGCCGCCGCGCCGTCCAACAAAGCCTTGGAAATCTCCTCCCCTGTCAGCTCCCGACCGAGCCGGCGCGAGGCCAGCTCAGAGAACGCCTGCGAGAATGACTGCGGCGTCCCCGCGTCGGCCCGGTGGGCCATCAAATCCCGCGTCATGGCCCACAGTTCGTCTGAATTGAGCACGTCGGCGTCGGACATGTTTTTCGTGCGAGCAGCGATGCGTTCGGAATGCGTGCGCGGCGGGGGCGGCAGCGCGTCAATGATGCCCCTGTTGGTAGTCTTCCGCAGCACGTCGTTCAGCATACCCATGCCGGAGGGGATGCCGCCAGGGCGCACAGACGGCGTGACCAACCCACTCAGCAGCCGCCCGATGTCCGCCACAGCTCACCTCACAGCCGCATATGCAGCGGTGGGGCGCCGTTCAGCAGCCCCAGCAGCAGTAGGATGACGACCAGGACGCCGACCACCAGCACCGCGATGCGGACGATGCGGTGGAACGGCTCGGGGATCGGGATGGCGTCATTGAGGTACAGCAGCAGGCCGCACACCAGCCCGACCACCATGACGTACACGACAAACCAGATCAGCGCGGTCAGGAGCGGCATGGCTATTCCTCCAATTGTCTGATCCGTTCCGCGAGCCTCGCGATCGTCTCGCGCACCCTGCGATCCAGCGGCGGCTCCGGCCACACCGCCTTGCCGCCGATCGTGCCGTTGTAGGTGGTCCCGCCAAAGTCGCCCTGCGGGTCGTTGCCGGTGTATTGGGTCTCCTCAATCACCTGCATGCCGGCCGGGAAGATCTCGGTCGGGTCGAACGTCGCCACCTGCACCACGTCGCCCGCGGGGGTGCCTTGCTGCACCGTCATCACCACGCTCGTGTCACCAAACGCCTTGCCGGCGACGTAGTCATACCAATCCTCACCGAACCCCGGCCCGTCGCGGGATGCGTACATGATCGACTGGCCGGCCGGCGCCACGATCTTCGGCGCGGCCGGGGTGTAGATGCTCCAGGTGCCGTGATCGATAATCATGCCAGCCCCACCGTGACCCAAGACGTGCCAATCAGAACCTGCAGGTAGCGATAGCGCACCATCATCAAGCCGCTGGGTTGGTCAAACGATATCCCGGTCACGGTAGCGCCGGGGTAGGGCTCGGCCACCGTGGTGGTGTCGGCCGTGGCGTAGTCGGCCGCCAGCGCCAGCCGCACGCCGCCGATCGGGGCCGTCGTGAAGTCGCGGGACGTCCAGAATTTGTAAGCGTTGCTGCCATGCCAAGAGCCGCCCATGTAGAAATTGCCGTCACTCTTCAGACCGAAGTTGGTGCCAAAGACGCCGGGAATAGCGAACGCCTCGGCGGCCCAGGTGCCTGCACCCGAGATCTGAACGGATGCCGCCAGCCCGCCACTGAGAAGATCGCCGCCGGGCGCGGTGACAATCGCCCCCGTCATGGTGCCGCCGGCCAACGGCAGGTACGCGGCCCCCCCGGCCACCTTGCTGTCAACGTAGCCCTTGGTCGCGGCATGCGCGGGCGCAGTTGGGTCCAGCGTCAAGATGCGCTGGGTGAAGCTCTCCAGGTCGCCGCCGGGATTGAGGTAGAGGTAGTGGCCGCCTGCGTTGCCAAAGGCGATGAGCCCGGTCGCGGGCGTGCCGGAGCGGTACACCGTCAGGTCGGATTGCACCGTGGCGCCCTGCACGGCGGTAAGCGGGCCGGCCACCTGCAGCGAGCCGCCGGTAAAGACCGTCGCGCCTGTGTTGTCGTTGAGGTAGACCGCGGTCGGACTGCGCAGGTGCAGCGCCGCGGTGGCCTGCACGATCAGGTAGCCGGAGTTGTTGCCGATGGTCGCGAAGTCGCCGAGCTGCAGGTTGCCGGCCGTGGTGATGGTGCCACTCGCGTTCAAGACCCCGCTGACGCCGACGCCGCCGGTGTTGACAGTCAGCATCACGCCGGCCCCGTCGAGCACCGACCGGCCAGGGGTCAAATTGATCACGCCGCCCGACTGCATGTACAGGGGACCGCTCGGATCACCAAAAGCGTACAGCGCCGCATTCCGGCTGCCCGCAGCGTTGTGGAACTCAAGCAGCGACGCTTGACTGGTGTCGTTCACCCGGTTCTGCAGCACCAGCCCGCCGGCGCTGCGCGGGGTGATGATGACGTTGTCCGGGGTGATCTGCACACAGTCAAAAGCATCGTCGAAGCCGATGTGCCCCGGTGCCAGCAGGATGTTGTCGGACGACTGGATGCGCAGTGCATCGGTGGGGTTGCCGAGCGTGAACAGCATCGCGTTCGTCACGCCGGCACTGTTGTTGAAGGAGATCGTGTTGGCCTGCGAACCGTCGCTGACGGGATTGTGCAGGATCAGGGTGTGATTGGCGCCGTCGCCATAGCCGTGCAGCG